GTTAATAGTGTGATGCTCATCGGCCTGTTATTTTGGTGTGTACGTCAATCACTGATACAAATTCTGTAAACAAAATGTCAATTATCTTTTCTTCGCTCAACGCAATTGCATCATCAATAAAATCAGTCCGTTTGCCGTTGTCCGAATAGGCATAACTGCCTGATGTCGGCATACCTTCCCGCTTATGGGTTGTGGCAATCGCATAGGCAACACTGACAGCCTCTTTGCCTGATAGACCCATGCGATGCTCAACAAAGCGTGTCAGGCCGCCAATCCTTGCACGGGCAAAAGGGTGCTTAATCTCAGACGGTTTTACTCCGACATTCAGGTATATGCCGTAAACATTGCCGATCCCTGACACGCTGTTTTGATCGGTAACAACCTCCAATGATTCTTCAAATGCTCCGGTCATTTTATGCCCCTGGATCATGTGTTGATCAATGCAGGTTTGGTTTACCAGTTCCCCGATTTTGCGGAAAGCATCCTGAATCATAGTGACGCCCTTTCAAATTTTAATACGGCACGAAAGCCGGGGTCTGTATTTCCAACGCAGTAAATATAAACGTTGCCAGTTGTTGGGGATCGATCTAAACTATGCCAAATTAACCGCTTGCCAAGTAAATATATCGGAGTTGTTAATTCGTCATTGTCATTTGTAATCCTGAAATCAGATAACTCTATATCAGGACTATCAGCAACAGCCGAAACGAAATAGTACCCATCTGGCACAATAACGGTAAACGGCAGCGTTTGAATGTCCCCGGTTATCTGCGCTGTTTCGATGTACAGAGCATCCGGGCTGATACCTGCGGGCAGTGAATCCCCGTTCTGAATGGTCATTTTGGTAGCCCATGTAAGCCCCGGAGCATAAACCTGCGGTGTGTAACTGCCGGTACTGCCAAAGCTATCAATGGTTAGGGTAAAATAAGCCGATGCCTGTACGTTTGTTGTTGTCCCCTCAACCGCATCAGTAAGAGTAATCAGGTCTGATAAGCCGTCAAAATCACCGACAACAGATAAGCTGCTATGTGAGTTTATGCCGTTTATCAATGTCAGGGCTGCGGTTACCAGCGTGTCCCGAATGTCGATTTCTGCGAATGGCGGGTATTGCTCAACGCATCCTGTTGCGGGCTTAATCGATTCCCGGATCAACAGCCATACTTTTGTTGTAAACCTCGCCTGACAAGTATTGCGATAATTGGCAGGCCATTGGCGGGGCGGCTCAATGATGATCGTATTGTCCGCAATTGTTTTTACCGAGTTGTACCGGCTTTTTTGCATCCCGTAAAAAGTAAACGTTGGCAGCACGGTGTTTGATACCGTTTTTAATGCTTGATATGTCGATTTGATGTTCATTGCTTTATCATCAATTCATTAAATTTGTCTTTCCGGGTCAAGTATGCCAGTATCTCAACAAAATCCCACAACGGGACTAATTTAACGCGCTCAATTGTGCCGGTAATCTGCGATTCAGCCACTTTAAAAAGCCATGCCGTGTAACGGATTCGATCCATGCCTGAGCTTTTAACTGCTGATTGTACTTTTGAATCTGCTTTTTCGTAAAGTTCAGGGTATTGATCGCTGATAAAATTGTGAGCTGCTGAATGCAAAAAAAAACCTCCCAAGCAACCGACATCGGCAACTGAGCAAACTCAACCGAACGCTGTTGTATCTTTACCTCATCGTACTTTTCACCTTCCGGCCGGCAATAAGTTGCAACGAATAAGGGCAGATACTTTATGCCTTCCTTACTCAAATCGGCAATCAGCGCAATAATGTTGCTTGATTCTGTAAATTCGATGGCCGTTGCCGAGTGTAACGGTAGCAGTGATTCGTCAATCAGCAAGGATTCGGGCAGCTTGTAAACGGTATCATTCATCTCAAACTGCTTGATCCCGGTAGGCTTATACGTGACAGGCTCCAAGCTGTGAAGGTCGGCAACAATCGGCAGTAGATATCGGTTAAAGTATGCCATGATGTCAAATGCGTTGGTATGCTCAACATCAAGGCTATCAAAGCTGCTGAGGATCAAAAACACCTCTTTGGCGTACTTCATCGCATCGGTTGACAGTAGCCAACTTGCAGGATCGGCAATGTCCTCTAATGTTTTGATATGCTCAGGCAGTTTCAGCGAATTGATCCTGATTGCCTGATCAATCGTAACATCATTCCATTCCGTTGCCAGCTTCCGGCTTCGGTTGTTGATCTTCAGTTGTATCATTTTTTTTGATTGCTTCCGTTGGTATGTTGTATTTTTCTGCAAGGTATTCAGGCGTAAGGTTTAATCCCAAACTCATTAACAGTTTATCCTTTGCCAGTTCTTCCATGTCCTCCTCTGTATGGGATTGCTCAAAAACAAACCTGCCATTGTTGTTTTTGCCAAACAAAGGTAATTTATCAGCAAAGTAATAGTTAAGTTGATCAAGGATAAACGTTTCATCAGATGCAAATACACTGCCCATCGTGCGCTCATGTACCTGAGCCTGTGAGTAGCTTGATCCATCCTCAACGCCCATCGTTGCGCCTACCATCAATTTGCTAAGTTCTTTAATCAACAAATCATGTATTGATGTAAATAGCTGATTCTGCTGTGAACTTGAAAGGCTTTCAAATTGAATGTCAGCAACACCATCCGGAAGGTTCACATTACCGGTGCTTCCCAAATTCCTGATAGCCTGATTAAGCTGGTTTTTGATATTCGGATCGTTGTGCTTTGTCTTTGTAATTGTGAAATTGTTACCGGCCAACTCGACATAATTCATCATGTCACCGGTTAAATTCCTGATGTTAATGCAAACCGGAGCCGCAGTTTTAAACAAACCGAAATCCCGTTCTTTGCCAACTGCCATGATGTATTTTTGACGCCCTTCAATGTCATAGCTTTCACCGCCTGCCCCGTATTGATACCTGTATACCCATTTTTTTATCGGATCAACATGTTTGCGGTTTATAAGGTCGTAACCGAACCATTCTTTCCCGGCATATTCGGTAAAATCAAACAAACTGAATCCGTAAAATTGAGTGTCGAGAAGGTCAGAAAGAAAGGCTTTAAACTCCGGAGCCTTTAACCATTCAGTCATTACCTCGTCTTCCTTCCCCGATTTCTTCAGGTACTTTATTTCACGCTGCTTTATTTTGTTGTGCCTCAATTCGTACAACGCTCTTAAATGTGGCACGTAGTCCAGATTCTCCCCGTATATATCATACAGCCTGTAACGGAGCGGCTTAACTGTTGATTCGGCAGTACTGAGCGCAGCGATAAAGTCTGACATGTCCCGTGCCTTTCTCTGCGTTGTGCTTAGTGAAATTGTGAATGTTCCCTGCTTTTCTTCTGCGGGTGTAATGATTTTGTTTGCAATCCTCTGCAACTCATAGCCAAACAGTTTCATATTTTTGCGCTTCTGGTTTGTGGCATGTATGTATAATCAGGTACCATTATCAACGGTGTTAATGCGTACCCAATTGCGTCAATGCAATGGTTATTCTTGTCGATCAACTCCGGCAGTACATCTCCGGTTCTTTTGTCTGTTTTGTAGCTGTACAGCCTAAATTCCTCAGCCGTATGCGGACAATCCGGGTGTATTATCACCTGTTCAAAATTACGGATAAACATAACACGATCTTCAACGCATCCCGGCCATTTATCAGCCGCACTTATCCGGTAGTTTTGGCGCTGCATGTAGCTGATCAACTCCGGCCTTGCGTTGTCGGCTCTGGTCGTTACGCTGTTAACATCCGGGATCCGGTTAAACAGTGCCGGGGTATCGTCTACCTCGCAGCCGATTTTGTATGCTTCGTGCCGTATATACAGCATCCTGCCTTTGATATAGCACCTGATAATCACAGCCGGGTCGGTTGAAAAACCCCAGTCTGCACCCTGTAATGGGTAGTCAAAGGTTTCATCAACCTCAAATGATTCAACCCTGTATTTGTTTTTGAAAACCTGAGCGTCTGAATGCTGCCTAACCTCGCCTAACCAGATGTGTGCGTAATCATCATAACTTACCGATTTTAGATATTCGGCTTCGTCAATCGCTACCTGCGGACAATCGGGGTTGTCGGTGTAATTAACTTTGCAGACGTAGCTATTTGGGGGCGTGTTGAGTACAAAACGCTGGTAGACCGGATCGGTAACCAGGTCTGGGTTGAATGAAATGAATAGTTGAGAACCAGGCTTTCTGATCGTAGGAATCAGGATTTTCCAAGACTGCTCAGAAACGCTGTGCGCTTCCTCAACCCAGCAATAATCAGCGCCTTCCAGTGACTTTAAGCTGTCAATGGTCATTCCGTTCAACCCTTTGAAGATAAACTCTGAGCCGTTTTTGTTTCGGATCGTTGTTTTTTGGATGTCAAAATACGGGGTGAGTTTTATTAGGTTGATCTGATTTTCAAGCAGTCTTAATACGGAATCACCTATTGAGTTTTGAATTTCCCGGGTGCAAAGTATCAGCGAAGGTTTGATGAATGACCGGACAATTAAAGCCCGTGCGATCTCCCACGACTTACGGCCTGCCCTACCTCCGTAATATACATGATAGCGGTCGTTGTAATGTTGGTCTTTCGGATCGTGAAGCGGCAAGAATTGCGATATGGTTTCGATCCGGGGCTTCACTTTTTGATCACGATTTCAAAGCCGGTGAGTTTATCGCCTCCGGTGGTATGGTCAATCTCCTGCTTATCCGACCAACCAAAGTTTTTAAGGGCAAAGATCGCCCCGGTTACGTTGCCTGACCTGAGTAGGCTTTCGTACTCATTCTCAATAAATAAGCGTGCTCTTTTGATTGTGTAAGAAAACTCAGGATTTTTTTCGTAGTCATAAAACGATTGCCGGGATTCAAAACCAAGATAATAAGCAAGTCCGGATATGGTTACTTTGTTTTCGTGTAGATCAAAATATGACTGTATCGCTTCACGCAATTCAGCTACATTGTCATACATTGGCGGACGTCCTTCTTTCATAGCCTCCAAAAGTACAATATTTAAACCAGTTTGTCAAGTTAAAAATAAGGGCAGCCGGTTAAGACTGCCCTTGTTTGGTTAAATGTTATTTGCAATTTCCGTGATTTCCTTTGCTGACCTGTAAAGATCTTCACCAGCCCTTGCGTTCGATTCTGCCATTAAGATCAACTGTCCGTTAAGGTAATCGCGCAGATAACGAACAATCCTGCCAATTTCATCAGGATTATATCCGGGTGTTAAT